TCGGTAGAAGCATTGGCTCTGTATCGTCTATGTAATCCTGAAAATCAAAGAAAGTTCCGTGATGTTTCCCATCTATGAAAATCTGTGGATACGACGAAATACGTTTTCCACATAATTTTTCAAGTTCATCCTTTTCAATTTTTGTTTTTTGGTAGTCGAGACACAAGTCCTTGCACATTTGTTCAGCTAGGTCACAATACTTACATCCATCCTTCGAAAAAATTTGAATCCCCATGTGTGTTATTACCTGAAAATATTTTTGTCTCAAAACTTTAAGGATGATAAATTTTTCCGAGATACAGCCTGGTGATTTATTGAAAGTTCTAGTGAACATGGACGATATAGATGATGAAACATACGCTATAGCAAAGGAAAACATGAAAGACTACCTTGTTGTAAATTATTATCTAGATACGTCGAAGATATATAAAGGTGCTCGCATCTACGACCTAGACGAAAACGAAGAACTTGTACAGGTTGAAAACTTGTGTGAACATTACCCAGAAGGGACTTCTCTTTTTACGGATATAGGAAACTCCATGTATTGTATTTCGGATGAGATCGATGAAGACATGGACAGCGACATAATAGACGAATCTGATGAAGAGAGTGACCTCGAAGATTTTATTGTTCCCGACGATGAAGTAGATGGTCTAGTGATACCACCGTCCTCGCACCGAGAAGTTGATCTAGAGTGGAATAAATGGGAACCAACCAGCCCAGGTTCTCGTAAATTCAAAGCGGTCGTTGATTCACTCGAAGAGTTCGCGAAGATGCACGCGGACAATCTCAATTTTTGAAAACCTAAGTGCGGGTTTTCAATAATCAAAAAAAGAGAATTCTTGATATGGAAGGATTGGCTGCCATTTGGTCGGATGTCGACCGTTTATTGAATAAACCTACTTTACGAAAGCCAACCAATACGCATTTATGCATTAATTGTAAAGGTGTAAAAGTATTCACAAAAGAAGGGATGCCCGTCTGTTCACAATGCGGATTTGTGCAAGAGCATTATGTAGACGACAGTCCGGAGTGGACGAGTGGTATCAGTGAAGATGGTCGCGTAAGTGATCCATCTCGATGCGGAAATCCCAACCCGAATCCCGAGTTATTTTCTGATGCGTGGGGTAAAGGTACGGTTATTTCTACGAAGCGTACGTCAAATTATGAAAACAAGAGAATGGCTAAAATAAATTTTCATCAGTCTATGAATCACGTAGACAGGTCTCTATTCCATGCCTATAGAGACATAGATGAAGCCTGTCACACTTTACCTGACAGCGTTTTGAAAGATGCGAAGATGATGTACAGGAAATTCAACATAGAAAAACTTACACGTGGCGCAGTGCGTTCCGGTATAAAAGCAAACTGTGTTTTATATGCCTGTAGACTCTCGAATATTCCTAGAACAACAAGGGAGATATCCGATATGTTTGGTATACAAAGTAAGGACATCAGTCGAACGACACAGATGTTCAAGGATACATTACTTGGCAAAACTGAAAAGAATTACGTGACTAAACCATTTAATGTCATGCAACGTTTGCTCAATTCATTTGAAGTGACTAGAAATGAGCGTTTGGAATGCAATAAAATGTGTACCAAATTGGAAAATTGTACCGAACTCATGAGTAAGACACCGAACAGTGTGGCGTCGGTGGTCATTTACATGGTCATGGACGGTAAGTTATCAAAGAACAAGATAAGTGAGCAATGTTCGGTATCTATACCCACGATCAACAAGATAGAAAATATAATTAAACAATACTTAGAGGAATGAATGTAATTTAATGTAATATGGTGAAACTCTTTCTTTCAACTCCCTGTTATGGTGGTCAATGTTTAGAAAAATACGCGACGAGCGTCATTAAGCTTCAAATAGAGCTCATAAAACAGGGTATTCAACTCATGCTCGATACAACGGAAAATGAATCGTTAGTTCACAGGGCTCGCAACGTTGCCGTGGGTCGGTTTCTTCAAAAAACGGATGCAGATGTGTTTATGTTTATTGATGCAGATGTTGAGTTTATGGCGGATGCCGTCGTTCGTCTCGTGAAATCCCCGCATGATGTATCGGTGGCGGTATACCCAAAGAAGGTAGTGATGTGGGACCAAGTAAAGAAGGCTGTTGAACAGGGAGATGAAAGAAATATGGCGATGCTTTCTTCTAGTCTTGTCGCAAACATTGGTGCTCATAAGCGAACGGTTGAAGATGGATTTGTGGAATTACTCGATGGGCCCACTGGTTTTATGGCGATTAAACGGGGTGCTTTCGAAAAACTCGAGGAAAAATTCCCCGAATTAAATTGTAAAAATGATCATCAAAATAGGGATTTTGATGAGTATTGCGCGGTATTTGACTGTATGATTGATCCGGATTCTAGAAGGTATCTTTCGGAGGATTATGCATTTTGCCGAAGATGGCAGCAATGTGATGGAAAAATTTTTGCAGACATTAATACAACGCTTGGACATGTCGGTAATTTACCTTTTACCGGGTGCCTAAACGACAGGCTTAAGGCTTAGAATAATTATACTATAAAATGAAACTTGCGACTATAATAGTTACAAGGAGTAAAGCGGTGCACGTGAAAACGCTACATACCGTTCTGCGTTTGAATTTGAATTGTATACAAAAGAGGGATACACAAAATGAAGTCGTGTATGTAAACGATGATCCATACGACAAGTCAGCTAGTATTCAAAAGTACATGAAGAGTGCCGATCGTATTTTATTCATAGACTTTGGTGTATCTTTAGACGAAGGTTCACTTGGCCAGGTTCTTGCCGATAACAATGGTGTAGGGTGTGTCGTATTCCCGGGTGTGACCGAAGGTATCGATTGGGGTATGTTTAAAGCCAAGGTAAAAGATGGTTCTACCGAACCCGTTGAACAGATGGGACTTAACTTCGATACGAAGGTCGGAAAGAAAGTTGGTGATGACTTGTATCAAGTTGATAAGACGGGTGCGCGTGCATGGGTTATGATGTGTAAACATGTACTTAAATGTGTGAAAGACAAGCGAACGAACGAATGTAGGGTTCCACCTAGAATGGAGCAAATGTTTACCAAGTTCAAAGAGCTTGGAGTCAAAATTAACGCATTTACAGCATCTAAGTTGACGATGACTTACACACATGAGTGTGTAAGTAATCTCCTGAACGCGGCCGGAGTTAAAGCTAATTAAAGATTTAAATCAAAATATTAAACAGATGTCACGGGTATCTGTAAAGAGGGATGACCCACTTTACACATACGCGATAAAGTATATGGAAGGTAGATGGGGTGTCACGGGGCGATTCCCGGGATGCCAACCGATATCTATTGAGTTTAAACACTTCGACACGCTACGAAAAAACGATTATGTGGTGTGTGAAAAGACCGATGGTATGCGTTATATGCTCTTGGCCTTCATGTATGGAAAACACAAAGTGTGTGTACTCATAAACCGAGCACTCGATATGTTTTTGTGTAAACTCAATTTTAGGCGTCCAATTTACGAAGGTACTATACTCGAAGGTGAACTATATGAAGATATGTTTATGGTATACGATTGTTTAACAGAATCGGGCGTAACTGTTGGACATAAGAATTTCGTTGACCGAATGGAACATTGTGAAAACGTGTGTAAAAAGGCGATGTCTCTCAAGAATGACGCGACAAAACTGAAGATGAAGACATTTCATCTCATGTGTGATTTCGAAAGTTTCATGAATGACTATTTACCGACTGTGACTCAAGATATAGATGGACTCATATTTACACCCATCAATTGTCCGGTGAAGATTGGTACACATGAAACCATGTTTAAATGGAAGCCTAAGGAGAAGAATACGATAGATTTCAAGGTGAAAATGGTGGGAAACCAATGGAGATTATACGTTCAAGAAAAGGGTGAACTTATATTTGAATCCATCCTACCGAGTGAAAAAATGGATACATCGTGGCTCAGAGAAAACATGATTGTTGAGTGTAAATATATGACGGACGATGCACCCATGTGGTGGATGCCCATTCTGGAACGAACCGATAAAACGTACCCTAATAACAGACGTACGTTTTATAGAACACTCGTAAACATAAAAGAGGACATTAAGATGTCTGATTTTTTAAAATGTAGATGAGTACGTAATACCCAGCCTTATCTTTCAAATCTACTTCGACCACGTTTTCGTCATCCTGTGCGTACCATTTGTCTTTAAACCTGCACGCTGAAATATAATGACCACCCCATTGCACACCTTCGTGTATTATACAAGATTGTAATGTATATTGAATGTCATCGTTAAACTGAAGGTTCCTCTCCAAATGTATTCGACTCTTTTTATCGAATGAAATAATCATCACGGGTTGTAGTTTTTTGAATACAGTCCTTGTTGTCGCCACGTGATGCATCTTCTCGTTATTGTCGACGTACCCTTCAATCGTGTCCCAATTCATACTTTTGTTTATGAGATCGCTCACCTTACACACGTGATCGTCTATAGTGAGAGTTTGAATACTGTAATCTATATCATTCGAATTTTTACCCTCGGGTGATATGGTTATCTGTGTCCTTTTTCCGTATAATAGGTCTTTTATTATTGAATACTCCTTTTCTAGTATATCTATTATACAAAACAATGCATCCTGAGCATCGTGTGGTTCATTAACTTTAAAACGGGGGAATTCTACTCTAAATGCTTCCAAGAGTGGTGAGAGATCAAACTTACCAGATTCTTGTGTACTAAAATAGGTAGTCACAAGTTCATGGTACAGCTTTGTAAATTTGCATTCGCCTACGTATTGACTTTTGTATACGGTTTCTGATATGGGTAGCACGTGTAGCAATGCTTGGATGGCGGAATTGAAATAACATGTGTTGCCTAAGTTGAAGAAGCCATGCATATAAATCAATTACAAAAAATACTTAAGGAGAACACGCGATAATTAATAGAATAACCATGGACGTGAGAGCTTTGTTTGAGCGTGTAAAGCCCATTTTTGAAAAGCACCAAAATGATAAGCACGTTGAATTTGAGATGCGTGTCGGTAAATTTAATTGTGGTACATTTGATACAAATGTCGGCAAAGAAGGCTTCGATACTATTTTAGTGGGTCTTAAGAAATACGACGGATGGGAAAAGGTCATCACCAGTACCGAAGAAGTGTTTTACAGAAACAGTGATAACCTCCGAATTTCCATTGACGAACAAACATCTGAAGAGAAGATCGTGAAGAAGGATAAAATTCACAAAGAGGATTTTGATAAACTTGCACACGCGCCATACGATATCAGATTCGGAGTTTCTGTCGAAACGCCCCTCGAGGACTACGAAGGTGATATGGACATGAAAAAGACTAAACGACGCATGTCTTTTATTCGCAAGAATTTGTCCATCGACATGACCGTCGTCGAAGGTGATGTAGAAGATTTGGACACGGAAGATCCAAACTCGTACCAAGTGGAATTGGAAATTATTGATCCAAGTCTCGTGAAGGATGATAATGAACTATTTAACATTCTTCATAAGGTGAAAGACGTATTTAATATCTTTGGTACTAATAGATGATACAGTTTGTTATAATACTCGTAATCTTGTATTTCATATTTAATCTCGAGCCATCCGATACCAACGTAGGATCTATGGGATACAAATCAAAGAATTTTGGTATGTCTCACGGAATGTCGTATAAAATAGTAAATGAAATGAAACGAAAAGGCGCCTCCGAAGAAACCATAAAAAATTTCATACAAATGGAGGATCAATTTTTGGAATCGGAACGGAAAGCGGTGTGCTCACAAACATCTCGTCAATTTGAAGCCGTGGGTATGTCTGATAAAATTAAACGTAAATTCATCGGCTATGACTTCTCGTATCACGCAAAACATATAAAACAGGCATCAGAGCCAGAAAAAATCATAAACGACGCGATTACTTGTTCTTATTCAAATTAGCTCGCGTTTTCTTGTACCTTTCAATGAACTTTTTAATTTGAGTCTTTGTTGGGTTTTGGGTCAATACGTAATTCACGACAGCGTTTCCGTGTTTTCCGTATTCATTCTTGATGAGCTTCTTCTTGTATTCGGCGGCGCGCTCCCTTTTCCATTCGGCGACTAGACCCTTCTTTAGGTCGTTCGCGACCATCTTTTTAAGAACACCCATTTTGTTCACGACGTTCTTTTCTTTGGACGCATTATTAATCAAATTAGACACCTCGTTTACGTCCTTGTTTATGTTCATTACCTTGCCGTATTTCTTCATCCATCGTGGACCATACAATTTTACGATATCGTTTTTGATACCCTTATTGTTGAGTTTCCTTCTCATTTCTATGTTACCGATCTTGGCTTCTTTCTTGAGCACCGCATTGAGCGCCTTGTTTTCCTTTTCTTTTCTGTTTGCGTTCGCGTTACGTTTACGCACATCGAATTTGAGTTTTTCGCATAGAGTCTTTATCGTATCCGCACTAGTCACGGCTATACCCTTTGACATAGCCATAGACACGAGTTCACTCTTTTTGTAAGAAATGCATGGCTTATTTCCAACCTTGAAATTTTCATTTCCGAACGAAAATTGTTTAATCATCGCACACAACTTTTCCTTTTTGTTCTTGTCCTTCGCGTTCACTACACCGAGCTTCTTCGCCATTTCCAAAAGCATTGGTTTCGTGAGAGCTTCACACTTTTTCTTACCGATCATGAGTTGACCATTTTTACCATACGTGATTTCTTTGTTATTCTTTGGCGATTTACGCGTCGTTTTCTTCTTTGGTATCTTGTAACAGCACTTATCACCTTGTGGGTTCTTCTTCGCTTCGAACCCACTCTTACACGGTGGTCGTCTCGTCTTTGGGCATGTAGACGCTTTAGTTTTCTTTTGAGTTGGTCGAGCGATCTTGTTTGGTACTTGCGCGGTGAGTGTTATCTCATTCTTCGTATATAACGTATTAAATAGTTGGTTTGCCACTCGGTAAGCATCGTTAAGCGCCTTTGGGTTTTTGGCTCCGGATATTTGTATAGCGCCCGATTTGGCGATGATGTATTTGTGCCCCTTGTATGTCGCGTACATCATGGGAGAAAGCTCTGGTTCATAATTAGATTCAAATCCATACCTTCGGCTATTCATGTGAAGACGTCCGAGGTCTTTTATCACACCGTTAATTCTGAATTGCGCACTTAAATTGTTGTATTCAAATGGGTTATAAAAGAACGCTTGACCTCTCGTGTAGCTCTTCACCATGAAACGACGTATGAGCTCGGGTTGGTTTTCTATTTCATCACCCTTGCCTATGAATCCACCCGAAAAGCGAATCTTACCGTTTCTGTAAAAGTTCGCAGTGCCTCCATTTGTCTCACTTCCATTTGTGAGGGAAAATTTGATTTGAACTGTGAAAAATTTCAAATTTATGTCACCTCGTTTACCATATTCCCGTGTATGGGTAAACCCGGTCTTGAATCGCCCATACATACCGACAATCTCTTTCGTGTCTATGTGAAGACCCTGTCCGATCGAGGTTTTTCCGAGTGGTGTCTTTTTGAGAATGTCTTTCAAATCAACACGAGCTTCGGCATCGAATTGTTTGTTTACGGTCGCATTAAACATGCCCAAATTAAGGCCACTTAAAGTGAGGTATTTTACGTCGTTGTTGCTGTTGCTATCCAAAAATTCGGCGAAATTACCTAAATTTTGGTTATTTATTGTTGAGTTCTGTAAGCGACGAGGAAAACTAGGTGGAGACGCACGGGTGACTTGCACACCCGAGTTTTTTATGAATTTTTGAAGGGAGCTGGGGCGTTCCATATCTGATGTAAGTATATATTTTTATTATGCATCATCCTCATTTGAAATGAGGGTATCTACTACTATGTCTAATCCAAATATGAAAGGTTGCATACTAAACGGTGCACCCTTATACATGCCAGTGTGCTGACGCACTTCGACATCTCTCTGACTGAAAGGACCGGCGTAGAAGTCCTGGTTGAACTTTGGCTTTCCAAGGTTATTCGCGCCACAGTGTTCGTTGAACTTTTCAACGAAGATCTTCTGAGGGACACAAAGCTCGGGTCCATATCGCAAGTAAGGCGATTGTAGGAAGTTCTCCAATGTACTGGATACTGTCGCAACTTGCCTTTGTACATCTTTAAAGTATTGCGGAACTACATTCCAGATATCCTTGTTTGCATACTTTTGTGCATATTCTAAGTACGCGCGGATACATTTCTGAAGAATCACGGGGATTTCGGCTTCCAATTTCTTATCTAACGTGGGATCGGCATCCTTGACCTGTTTACCAAAGTTCCAAGTCAAAATACGTCGTAAAACACTCCCAGAGTTATCCTTGTAGCTCGGCACCTCATTACCACCAAGAATACCCGGAACCTTCCACGTCATTGTCTTTGCTTTTTCGTGTTTAATTGCGCATGAAACCTGTTCGCCAGACACAATCGACTGAAATTCAGCCTGTTCCAATGAGATATCTCCTTTGATTTCGGGGCTAATGAACACAAAGGCGTCGTAAATAGAAGAGAGACCGAATTTCTTCTCAACGTTGTTTGAAAGTGTTCGCACATCATCAACGTCGTAAAAGTGTGCAAAAGCCTTTGTAATCAGGGTCGATTTACCAGAACGAGCGATACCCTTCAAAAAAGGGATCACCTGCCATCCATCCATGTCTCCTACGTCGAAGCACAGACGCCCTCCCATGACATACATCCACTTGCACACATCTTCGCTGAACTTTTGATAATCAAGGACGGATTGAAAATATGGAGTGGGGATATCTTCCCATTTTTCCAAGTGATCAAAGTTTTCGAAATCCGTGTCAAAATACTTACAACTCACGATCGCTTGGTCAAGATTCTTGAATTCCTTTGAATCATACGTGTAAAAATCGGTTTGGTACAGCCCAGTCTTTGCAGACCAGCTTTTACCCACAAAAATACCATTTTTAAACGACCAGACGTGGCGATTCCTCTTAATCTCTGGAAATTGCATATCATTGCAGTTTGTTAAGTGGCGAATCACGTCTCCATACGCTGAACCTCTACACGAAAGATTTTTCCAGAGTTCAAATTCAGTCTCCTTTTGCGAAACACTATACACGTAGTCCTGAATCCTGTATTCCTGTTTCCACGCCCGTGTATCATGTCCATCTTCTGTTCTGATCTGTCTACAACAGTGACCTTTGTATCGTTTGATGTTTCCTTCGTAAAGTTTAGTGAGAATCGTGAGAATCGCCTGTTGGTACGGGCTCAGGTCTTCCACTGAATCGGGTAAAGTAGAACACCTAAAAATAGATGGATCTGTTTCCGGGTTAATTGGTATATATGTTGGGTTATTGATACGTTCAAATATTCTCGTATGCCTGAACACGATTTGCCATGCGTCGTCTACCTGATCTATCAGGCGATTAACCCTCGTGGAGATCTTCATTTCGTCAAAGTCGTCGAGGTCGAGTAACTTTAAGGACTTGGCTCGATGATACAATTGCCCGAGTTGCAAGTTCAGTCGTTGATGTTTCGCAGAAATGCTTTCAATGTCTATCATATTACTCGGCAATCCAGTTTGACTGTCCAATTCATCCACCGTAAAAAAATTTTTAAAACCCAGTTGAAAGGATACCGCTTCGTCGTTTTTGCGGGGAATGTCCCACATGTCTTCCAATTGGGTCAAAAGATTAACGAGCTGTTCCGAATTGAGACTTTGGATGTGGTTCATCCACATTACCTGATTCGTCTCAACCGGGTTCGCATCATTATTTATGAAATGCGTGTCCATCACCAGCTCCTTATAAGATACACGAGTTATTTTTCTAAGTTGATTTTTGTATTTGAGACAAAATTTTTATCATGATTCGGTTTTGAGTCTCGAGCTGTTTAGATATAGACACCAGGGCACTGCACACAGTCTCACCCTCTTCGGTCGAAAACAGGGACGCAGCAACATCAGTGATGTGACCGATCACGTCGGGTTCTTCGTCACCGGTGACCACCCACTCTGGGATTTCGCCGTCCTCGTCGTCGCCGAACTCAGGCAGTTGAGATTCATCCATTGGAATGTCGAGCTCACTCTCTGTTTCATACTCAGACTCGGATCCAGATTCTTCGATATCAACAGTTGGTTCAGGCACAGTTGGTTCAGACATTATACATTACACCAGGAAAAATCAAGCTGTGTTTTTCCGCAAAATTATTTTCTCTGTATATAGTACAAAAACTCTCACAATGGCTGGTGGCCTCATGCAACTCGTCGCCTATGGTGCCCAGGATGTCTATCTCACGGGTAATCCAAAAGTTACCTTCTTCCAAGCGGTGTACAAGCGTCACACCAACTTCGCGATGGAAAACATCGAACAAACCGTCAACGGTACCCCAGGTGCCGATGGCCGCGTCTCCGTCACCGTTGCCCGTAACGGTGATTTGGTCGCTGACATGTACGTCGAGCTCAAGGCTGGTACCGCTTTCGCCACTGATGATGCGTGGCTCGCGGAGCGTGCCGTCAAGGATGTCGAGCTCTCGATCGGGGGCCAGCGCATCGATAAGCACTACCAAAAGTGGTGGCGTTTGTACTCCGAGCTTTACTTGGATGAGTCCAAGAAGGCGAACTACGGTAAGATGACCACCACCACCGTCTCCGACGGTAAGATTTTCTTGCCACTCATTTTTTTCTTCAACCGCAACCCCGGATTGGCGTTGCCTTTGATTGCCCTCCAATACCACGAAGTCCGATTGGATTTCGATTTGTCCTCCGCCTTCGCGACCGTCACCGACGGCTCCACTTTCAAGGTTTGGGCAAATTACGTGTATTTGGACACGGAGGAACGACGCCGATTTGCGCAAAAGGGCCACGAATACCTCATCGAGCAAGTTCAGCACACCGGTACCGACACCGTCACCGCCGGTTCGGAAGTCCAAAAGCGTCTCTCCTTCAATCACCCAGTCAAGGAACTTGTCTGGTGTTTGGATGATGGTTCCGACACCTGGAACACCTCCAGCGCGTCCCCAAAAGTCACCGCGAACGTTCTCCGTTCCGCGACTCAGTCCAACTGCTTCATCGGCTCCGGTCTCTCTGGTGCGCCATTGCTCGCGGTTGAAGGTGCCACCTTCTCCGAAGACGAATCTGGTACCCTCGATACTTTCAAATTGGTCCTCAATGGCCAAGATCGATTCAAGGAGCAATCCGGTAAGTACTTCAACACCGTTCAGCCATTCGTGCACCACTCCGGTGCCCCAGCGCCAGGTGTGTACGCTTACAGTTTCGCCTTAAAACCAGAAGAGCACCAGCCAACGGGCAGCTGTAATTTCAGTCGTATAGACAATGCTCAAGTCGCTATCAAGGCGAAAACCGGCGCGCCAACCACTCTCCGTTTGTTCGCGACCAACTACAACGTCCTCCGCATCCAATCCGGTATGGGAGGCCTTGCCTTCTCCAACTAAGCTTATTTTAGCTTAAGTATTATAAAATTAGACTCGCGATTCTAATATAATCTAAAAATGTTACTCTCATTTTTAAATTATATATTATATATATAGAGATGAAGCGTGATTATAAGATTTGGTTGTTCGTTGCGGCCGTGGTAATTCTAGTTACTTTACTTTTTTTGCGAAGGGGAAAGTCGACGGGGTCCACAGATACAGCAGGTGAACTCTCTATTTTGAAGGATAAGATTAAAAACATGGAAATGTACAAAACACGCGAGGGTTACACGTCTCCAAACGATAACAATGGCATGACCATAGCGGGTACTCTACTCGAACAATTCCTTGATATATCTATTGAGGTGTTTAACCAACCACTCGTTAAGGAAATGCTCGATAAAATCATAAAAGATACAGGCGATGCACGCGTCTTGGCGGATTTCATTGAAGATATAGGCAATGTTGTCAAGGAATCTATCAAACAGAATGATCTCTTGCAGTGTTTGACAAAACTGGACTGTAAGGAGGAAATAAAAAGGTCGGGTGAAGGTGAAGGTCTAGAAACGCTGGAGACGAGTACTATTAAATGTAGAGTCGGTGATACGGATGAGTTCGTAGAACTTGGTGCAGTCTTAGGCGAGGGTGAGGTGATTGACGAGGGACAAGTCGACGACAAAGGGAACGTCCGCGATCGCATCGTCCGCAGTGGGGAGACGGTCGGTATATTTGCTGACGGCTCTAGATGGCATTCGAGTGATAAAAAGAATTGTCACAGATACAAAATTAAAGCTGAAAGTTTCGAGAAAATAGGCGAAGGGGTGCAGAAAAAAATAGGTGAAATGTTCATGGACCCAGAAAAACAAAAGCTATACTACGATACGTTCATTCAAATCGGTAAAAATAACACAGATTTCATAACTGCTCACCACGCATACTTGAATGCAGAATCGAAAAGGGGTGGATACATAAACCCATTTGATGAAGGTGGTGATTTTGCTAAACAGATGCCACGTGATCACGCCTATGTTGAGATGACCAAGTTTGGTAAAGCAATTAAAGAAGGAAAAAGGTACTACGCGAGGAATGCGCCAGGCCGGGATAGTAAGCATCTCGAATAAGCCAATGCGAAGGCTGAAGAGGAATGGAGGCGCGCTAGCTCGATATTAATATAGATTATGTCTCTAGGAAGTGGTCGAGTTGGACGGATGGGAAAAAGATTTCCACGAGAAGTCGACATCGAAATAAAATATACATTAACTATAAATGGCAGACGGAGAAGACGACCCAGTCGTCGGCCCCTCAAGCGACGACCCACCAGTCGTCACACCACCACCACCACCACCAGCTGAACCCAGACAAACTAACAAAGCCGTTATAGGGTTGGCCGTCGGTTTGGTTGTCTTGTGTGCGATCATTGTTTTTGTCGTGTTTTTCGATAAGAAGAAGGGTGCACGCAATAGCTACAACAACACGTCCAAGTTGCCAATCCTCAACTCGAGAACCATCTCTGATAATAGTGGCTACGGGGGTAGCTTTAATACTAATAGCGCTAGAAATTTTAGAGTATAAAAAATTACTTTTATTTTGAAAACATTTTTTCTAAAAAAGAGAGTGAAACTATTTTTTAGAAACAGTTAAAGTTTAAAATCCATGAAATTATAAGACATGATCGAAGTGTATACAGACGGGAGTTGTCTAGGCAATCCAGGCCCGGGTGGATGGGCGGCAAAGTGTTATGACCCGGAATTCGTGGTCGAAGGGGGGTTTCACACATCTACAAATAATATCATGGAAATGACGGCTGTGGTCAAGGCACTTGAAAAGTGTTTGGAGATCGATGAAAAGGACGTCATCATATACACGGATAGTAAATACGTGAAACTCGGTATCACCGAATGGTCAAAGAAATGGCGTGCGAACGGGTGGAAGACGAGTACAGGTAAGGATGTCGCAAACAAGGTGTTGTGGGTGCGTATTTTTGAATTGATTGAACCCATGTGTACAGTCACGATCGAGTGGGTGAGAGCGCATTCCACGAATGAAAAGAATAATGAGGTCGACGAAATTGCCCGACGTCAGGCGTATATTTTCTCTGCGTAAAATAATGAACACCACAGGTGCGTCTTGCCCCAACGGGTGGTGCGAGCGCGAGGAGCGCCTTCTCCGCAGGTGGGCGGAAAAGGCGGCTGGTTATCGCTGGTTACACAATCATGCGCGACTTCATTACAAATGGTTAACGGATGCACTCATGTACCCGTGTATCATCATATCATCCATAACAGGCGTGGGTGGTTTTGCCGTACTTAATCCTAGTGATGATAATGTTTCACCAGAGATGAAGAGGAACATTATCATTTTTCAATACACATTCGCCGTATTAAACGTATTAGCCGGTATACTCTCATCAGTATCCAAATTTAGTAACAGTTCAACCATGCAAGAAGCACACTCAGCTATGTGTATCCAGTATTCAAAATTCTATCGAAACATCGACATGGAGCTTTCGCTAGATATAGAGCACAGAGGTGACGCCATGGAATTCGTCACTAAGCAGCGTCAGGAGTTCGATAGATTGCTCGATGAATCACCCGATGTACCGCACCGCACTATATATCAATTTAATCGCGAATTCCCAGACAAAGAAAACAAACCAGACGTGTGTAACGGTTTAAATGTTATAGATGAGTCTTTCCAGGTAAAAGATACAAGAGTAAGAGATGCAGTGGTTCGTTGGGTAAGGCGCACGAGTACGCGATCGAGGTCTCACAGTAGAAGTTCAAAAGATTCCACTGAGAGTGTGTGATTACTCATGCCATCGAAAGTACACTATGAGACCAAAACTCACTATTATAACCACAACGATCATTACGTGTGCAAAATTATTACAAGGAACTTCCTCTTCTGGAATCGGTTTTTGACGCCCCCAGTTTTCCATATTCCTTCCTTATGTTAGACATAGTTTTTATGATACCCTCCTGTATAAAACTAAATATTATGTGCATACGAGCCTTATCAAAGAAACACTTCACAGAGAACCACAAACGCATGTTAGAATAAAACGCGAAAATAGTCCTAAGTCCTTCCCCATGACTCCTTCAGTAATACAAAATGGAACATCTCCAACACGCTATCATACACGGTGACCTCGACAAGCTTCGAAAGCTTGAACACCAAATTCTCGAACACGCGAATCACGTGTACGAAGACGCTGGAAACGGAAACGACAACTATGAAAACTATAGTATTTATTGGATCGCCATCAAAGAGGACAAGGCGCTCGCGCTCGAGATGTTTATGACGTTTATTAACACGTGTCAAACCGCACTCGGTAACTTCTTTCATGCATACATGGAGGTCATGGCGTATCCAGGTATGGTCGGAGCCGTGTGCAGTGGTAACGAAGCCATCGTGGATATACTGAAAACATTCATCGACGAAGAATCATACTTGGACATCGTTAGTACATACAACTAGTTTAAAGATGTAACGCGTGTAATATACATGAAAGACGAGCTCTTATAACTCAGTTGGTCAGAGTGTGGTGCTTATACGATAGTATATACATGTGAGTTCATTCTCACAGAGGCACGCCAAAGCCGCGGGTTCGAGCCCCGCTAAGAGCATTTTTACATGTGTGTCCCACATGTAAAAATGTTTCTCTGTATATATAAATGGATTTCCTCCAGAACACAGCTATTCTCGTACCCCTCATCGCCGCCTCTGTGTATGGTGGTCTAAAAGTAGCTTCCAAAGATTTTTATCCAATGATAAACACTACACTTAACCACAACACCCTGTATGGCATCATCATCCTTCTTCACGCCATGTTTGGTATCGCTCCAGTCAGTGAACTCCCAGAAAGAACGAAAACCATCACGTCGAGTGTGTGGTTCAAGCTTGTGTCTCTTCTCGTGATTTCGTTTTCCGCGACCCGTGATTTTGAAGATGCCGTTCTCGTGCTCATAACCTTCCTCGGTGTGGTGCAACTCTTGCGTACGAAAGAAGAACGCAAAAAATACCCATACATAATAGCATAGATGATTCGAGCGTCATATCAACCCAATGATATTTACAAGTACAGGCGTATCAAGATTCGTACTACTATACTTGAAACTATCTATAATAAACCATCCGTACAAATGAGACTTGAAAAACACGATAATAATAGGTTGCGTTTCAGGTTCAAGGAAGCGATACGCGAAGCTCAAGAGATTTGTGAAGAAAACAAAGGATGTAAAGCGTGTTATGAAGCATGGTACGAGGTTGATGAGCTCGAAGACTCACTCATGCGACTCGGCGAAGAAGTTATCCAAGATAATAGTATGAGATACGGGTCAGTTATGCGTCGCAATTTCAAACTCAGGTGGGGTGTTAAGAACGTAGAAGACCATCACGTGATTCCCCGACAATTCAAAAATCATCCAGTGATTAAGTATTTGAAGTATGATGTAAACGACGGAAAGAATATAATCATGATGCCGAGATACATCACACCCGTTATGCGCGAGAATAGACTCACACATATAGATGGACACAAGAGATACAATCAGTATGTTGGTAAAATGCTCGATTCACTCAATAAACTCGATGAACCAGAGAAAGATTTTGAATTGTTTACCGAGTTC